ATATAACTCCTAATGTAACAATAGCCCCTAGTGTCGTGGCTAACCAATCATAAAAATCTGCGGTATGATTAGGATGCTTGTAATCATACCACTCTTTTGCGCCAGCTACTATAGCTACAAGTAATAACGCCCAGTAGCCTATGACGAAGTAGGTTACGAACGTCAATAAAGCGCCTACGTTAAAGTGAGCCTGTAAGTCGGCACGTACAGGAATACGTGGGCTAGACAGCTTGGCGAACAGTGAAAATAGTTTTTCCATATTAAGCCCAAGTCAATATTGAGCTAGGCTCGGACTCACTAACAACTTGTAGTTCTAATGCACAAGTAGTTAGCGTAGAGTTTTGTATAACTTGTTGTAGTATTTTTCCGCTCCATTGAAAGTATGGCCCAACGCCACCGCCATTAGGCGTACTAACAATTTGTGTCGCTACAACAGTGCCGTCATCTTGACAGAAAAACTCCCATACTTGATGCAAATAGTAGGTAGAACTAGCTTTTACCGTAGGATCTTGTAACGACACTTTAACTACACCATGACATTTACTGCTAAAAGTTACGACATTGTGCGTTGCTACAGTTGTGTTATTAATTCTACGAATGTACTCTTGTTTAAAAAATGAATCTGAATAGCCACTCCATCGCATAGGAAGTGCATACGCTTTTACATTAGGTGTATTTATATATCCACGAAGGCTATCAAAGTTTACATAAGATATTGATAAAGGCGGGTACTCTTGAAGCGTACCAGCAGAAGTTTTAAATATAGCGTAATTGTTTCCGCCTTGACCTAACCAAATAAGTTTTCCGCCTGCGGCTTCACAAGCTGCGGAAGTTTCAATAAATGCAGACATATTGCTAGAATACATACCGTAAATAGCTACTAGTGTAAGTGATGCTGTAGCCGTAGTGTCCATTAAAATGGGTACGCCATTACTAGATGATGCTACGCCGCCGCTATTAACAGCTGAAAATTGTGCAGCAAGAATAACAACCTGAGAGTTACCGCCACCTGTAATTTTAATGTGACGGGAGTTACCTTCAAAATACCCTGACACTTGTGCTTTAACAGAATTAAGCCATAACAAATACCCGTCTGCTGGCGTTGTGTACGTTGAATTTACTTCAACTCTGCGTAAGTTTAAGGTCATGTTACTGCTAGTAGCATTAGTTGATGTAATAGCTACTGAATACGGTGTGCCTTGTATATCCGGTGAATCAATATTACCTGTAGAAGGATACAGAATATACCCGTTACGGCAGTTATATACATAGCCGTTTGTAATATCTATGCCCCAATGGACAACATCTGCCCTCACGCTGTCGCGTTTATTCACGCCAACATAGAGTCGTTCAAACCCAACGTCGTCTAATATAATATTGTCTTTTGTCCATGTAACATCCACGCCTGTAGTACCTGCATTGGCCGTCGGAATACCATTTGCATCTACGGCTATTGTGGTACCTATTACGCTAAATCCTCTTAAAAATACGTTGTCTACGTTGTACGCATTATTACTAGTGTTAGCATAGTTAGTGTTTAACGCTAACATAGGCGCATTATCGGTGTTATCAAAAGTAGCCAATTCAGTAAAACCGCAAAGTTTTGACCCTGCGCCTTGAATGACTTTATCGTTGCCAACAACAACTGTTCTACTAAGGCCTAAAAAGCACCCTTGAGGAATATACCCCCCACCAGCTGCTAACCAGGCTTCTACCTTTGTAGTGTCATCCGCTACGCCATCGCCTACGGCACCGTAATCTAAAGGTGATTTAATTTCAGCAAATTTTTGCGCTATTGTTCTATTTGCAGTATTTACTTGGGTATATTTTGGAATTAAAGTTGCCATGATGTATCCTTTATTAGCCTAATCTGTAAAGCACGTAAGTATTTGCCGCTGTTCTGCGAAGTCTAAATTGAGCAGATACACCAGTTGCAATGGTTAAAGTTCCTAGTGATGTCATACCTGAAGCACCTACAGCTATCGTTATTGTACCTGAAGCGGTGTTAACTACAAACCAATCAAACCCAATACTTGTAGTAGGGACGCCTGCAAAAGCTGTATCAAGTGCGGTACCTGTTGGAAGCGTAACTGTATATGTTGTGCCAGTAGTGTTAAGTATACCTGTTCGAACTTCGGCAGCAGTTAAAGTTGCTGCGGCTGCTTTTGATGTTGGTGCAGGGGCGTATTGCCATAAATTACCTGTTTGCACATAGGTATTTCCCGCAAAGTCAATTCGCACGCGTTCTCCCATAGCTACGTTTTGAATAGCGGTAGAAAAAATTATGTTAGAATTAGGCGTTGTTTGAGACCCTACGTTAGTAACTTGAATTGACGCTACGTCGTGTGCGCCAATTCCACTAGGATCATCTGTGTACCATGATAATGTTCCTACTACTTCGCCATCTGTCCAAAGTCCTGATTTTGTGTTTCTTATAGTTACGTTAGGGGTTAAACTTGCAACGTCTAATGTTCCTACAGGGCTATCAGTACCAATACCCACATTACCAGCAGAATTAATACGCATAGCTTCAGACCATGTAATTGCTGCCCCTGCTGTGCCTGAGGGGGCTATTTCCCACGTAAAAACACCATTACCAGCTACAAATTTAGATGCTAATAAGCTACTTGTTTTGTATTTCCATGATGCATCATAATAAGCATTACTACCAAGCATTAAATTGTTACTACTAAATCCTGTTGCGTTTCCTAAAAATCCATTGCCAGGAAACTGTATAAACCCATTGCCAACCCATGCACTAGGTGTTACTCCAATCCCTATATTACCTGACGCATCTTTAACTAAATTCCCATTACCTACGTTAAGAGTATCAGCGGTAGCATTACCTAAAATTGTATTGCCTGTTGTTGTAATATCTATTGTAGTTAGCGTAGTGCCATTAAAAGTAAGATTAGCACTTTGATTTAATGTTGTTGTGCCTTGACCATAAGGAATGTAGTTAGTCGTAAACGTAACGCCTGGTGCTTTACTGTTAAATGTCGTCCAGTCCGCAGCACTTAACGCGCCGCGATTAACGCTAGACGCTGTAGGCACGTTCAAGGTAATAACAGGCGTTGTGGTAGGGTTTGCTACGGTTGAGCTTAAGTCAGTGCCTGTCGTGCCTAGTGTTAAGGCCGCAACGCTTGTGACTGTACCGCCTGAAGACGGGGCTGTATTTGTAATAGTAAAGTTAGGGTATGTGCCTGTAACGCTAATACCTGTACCATTAGTTAAAACAACGGTTTGATCAGGTAAAGTATTAGTAATTGTTATGGCGCCAGCACCGTTTGAAATGCCTATAGCTGTACCGGCAGTCAATGTAGCTTTAGTAAGCGTATTGCCTGTGCTATTACCAATCAATAGTTGACCATCTGTGTAACTAGTCTGTCCTGTGCCACCGTAGTTAACGCCAATGGTCGATGCGTTCCATGTGCCTGCAATCAATGTACCAACGCCTGTAATGCCTGTATATGCCCCTGATATACGTGCTGACGCTATGGTGCCGCTGACAATCTGACTAGCATCAAGCGCTATGGTTACGTCAGTTATTGCGGTAATAGCCCCAAACGCGTCTACAGTAATTTGTGGTACAACCGTTGCAGAGCCGTAAGTGCCTGGCGTAACATTGCCTGTGGCTGCATAAATTATTGAGTATAAGTTGTTAAAAAACCTAAACCATTCATTCGACACAACGCCTGTCTGTGGATCGACAAGCGTAACGCGTGGTGCTGGGATGCGGGTAAAATTAAGCATTAGTGCCGCTGAGGATTAATTCAGCGCCCATAATGGCTATTTTAACTGGGTCAGTGCCTGACACCTCGTACACGCGGTCACGTAGCTTTTGTGTCATGCCAAGCCGACGCCAAATAGTACGATAGCCATATTGACCTATCGCACCCATAGACTTCCAATGCTCATTAGACCAAGTATGACCGCCATCGTCAGACCAACGTAACATGGCCTGTGGGTCGTTACCTTGCCCAACAACAAGCCCCACGCCTGACTCAGACTCTAACTGTAGACTGTGTTGCGCTGTACGTTTTAAGTTGTTCTGACCGCTAGGCAATGCTCTCCATGAGCGTAGCCACTTCTGTGTGGCGCCATTGTCGGCATAGACGTCTAGGTCAAACTTATATATGTTACCGTTAGCGTAGTCGCCAACAAGTGTTGTAGATTGGAAGTTACATTGACAATTTGAACGATGGCGTGTGAACTCACCGTTAGTCAAGTAAGCACGTTCATGCCACGCGCCAGTAGCAACATCGTATACCCATGTGGCGTTGCCAGTAGGGAACGATATAACGTAGAACGCATGACCTTCTTGTTGGTATGTGTAAGCCACAGCGTCTGATATGTCGGTGTAGCCTTGTACAGCGTATTCGATAGCGTGTGTTGACACGCGTTGTGCTGCGTAGCCGTTAGACCTGTAAATAACACCGAAGCCCCGTGGGTCGTTACCTAACCAAAACAATGAGTTATCTAACTTTGCTACAGAATAAGGTGCGATACAGCCTGTCTCGTTAAATGCACCTTGAATTGGTATTAATGGGAAGTCGGTAGCACCGGAGTCATACCAAACCTCTGTCGTGTCAGTACCAAATACCCATAGCTCACGGTGGATAGAGTTAACGGCTACAACGCCGTCAGGTGAACCCTCAGCACTAGCAAAGTCTAGTGGATCGACGGATGTACCGTCTAATAACTGTGTAATCCATATCTTTTGGCTGTCAGGCTCATTGTATACAAAGTATCCGTCTAGGTAGGTAACAGTGCCTGCGCCAGTAAAGTCAGGGTCTGTAATCTTAGCAAATACGTCTGTCACTTCATTGTAGATGTAACCGCTAGGGTTGGCTGCAATAAATATTTGTATGCCGTTATCGGCAAACGTAACTGGCCCAGTGCCATCTACTTCACCGATGTACTCGTAAGTGTAGTCGGTGTTGATGCGATAAAACCCTGTGCCTGATACGCAATACGCATCGGTGCCGTTAGTTTGGTGCGCCCATAGACCACGAATAGGGCCTGTGCCTATGGTGACTAGCTTGGTTAAGCCAGGCGCACGATTAAGGTAGCCTATCTCAAGACCGTTCTCAGGTGTTTGCTCAGGAAACAAGTTAACCATGCGGTTGTCCGCAGCGTTAATTGAACGAGCTACATAAGATTGACCTAAGATTGGCGTTTTCATTAGTAGTTACCGGCAAAAATGTTGAAGCGTTGACGTGTAGCCACAATGCTGTAAGGCATGGACATAATGTCGTCAGGATTGTTGATGCGTTTCAAGTCACGTTTAGATGTCATCGCAATGCGTGACACAGTAGGTGACGGCTCTACGCCAAACTCAGGTGCTATCTCGCAAGCTAAGTTGTATTTGAACGCACGTAAATAGCCTGGAGGGAACGCTAGGTTTGTAGCCAAGGTTGCAGGCGCAGTTAACTCTTGAACAGATACAATGTGGAATTCCAACACTTTGGTTGGCACTGGGTACACTGTCATCGTAATGTTAGGGTAATCCATGTTTACCCACATAACTTGTGGATAAGTAGACGTCACGGTCTTAACAGCAATACCATCGTATTGTTGTTGATTGATTAATTTAATGCCGAACGATATACCGCTTGATGGGTCACGGAAGTATGTTGCATCGTCGACTAAGATTGGACGATTGCCAACGGTGTCACCGGATGGGCCTAAGGTATGCACTCTAGTATTAGGCAACCAGGTTACGATTTGGTCTTGTGTAGCGAATACGGATAAACGCTCAGTATTCCACGAGTCCACCATTTGATTTAGGGCAGTTAAGGCATCTTGTGATGTTGCGGCAGATGGAGTTTCGCCTTCGGCTAAAATGCCAAGTAATCGTAACGCTCCATTAATTTGATCGCCTGCGGTAGTGGCCATAATACGGCTCCTTATTCTTTTCTACGTCGTTTGACATCCAGCGTATTGACGGGAGCCGCTTCAACTTTAACTTCAGCTTTAGCTTCAGTTTTAATTGGCGTATCAAGATTATACTCTATCCATCCGTTTTGTGCATCAGCTTCAGCTTCCTCAATCATAGTAGCTACTTTAGTACCATGAACGGGGTGTCTTAAATATATGGTTGCCATGTTTTTTCCGTTAATTAAATAGGGAGCCTAGGCCCCCTATATATTAGCCTATTAGCCAAGCAGTGCCGTTACAGAATACTGGAACAACATAAGAACCGCCAGTAGCAACAGCAGCACCGATACCGGCAGTGTAAGCAGCATTAGAGTCACTAACCGCCGCGCGTGTACCAGCAATAGCTGTAGACGCGGTAGGAAGGGTAGCAACTGTATATAGCTTATATTGCACAGTATCAAAGCCTGGATCTAAATACGCAACGCCTGTAGCTTTTGTATTTGCCATGATTATATCCTTTTAAAAATCCGCCCCGAAGGGCGGAGGTATTTCATTAACCTGCTATACGATAGAACACGTAAGTAGCGTCGCCTGTTTTGCGAACACGCCAAATACAAGCAGAGTTTGCAGCAACAGCAGCAACACCTACTAATGTACAGCCTGTGTTAGCAGTTACAGTACCAGCGTTAGTGCCGCCGATATTGATGATTGAGAAATCAAAAGAGCTATTTACTTTCATGCTTGTGAAAGCAGCGTCTAAATCAGTACCTAGTGGAACTGTTAGCGCAACTGCTGCACCAGTGTAAGTAATAAGACCAGTTGCTAATTCAGCTGCGGTGAATGTAGCCGCTGCTGTTTTAGCTACTGGAGCCGTTTGTGTACCTAAAATTACTTCGCTTAAGTTACCATCACCAACTTGATAACCGCCTGCACCATTTGCTAGAGCCATGATATTTTCCTTTTCTTAATAAATTGCGAAACCCCCGCCGAAGCGGGGATTACCTAGACTAACCCCAAATACGGGCTGCCATTTGTGGACGAACAGCGCTGTAGCCATATAGAACGTCAATACGGCAAGGTAAGCGGTCGTTGTTGATGTCATATTGACGGACAACACGTAGAGAGATACCGTTGTGTACTTGACGTGAAGCCATGTCTACGCCTTGTGGTAATAACAAGTCAGCAGTCGCGAAAGTGATTGCATCTTTGTGGTATACCAAGTTTTGAGCGTATTGAGTGCTTGCAGCACCAACGAATGTAACAGCAGCGCCGTCTTGTGGGAAGGCACTAACAGTAGCCAAAGCGTTGTTTGGTGTGTACAAAGGTGGTGAGATAGCAATGTTAGTCCAAGCGCCGCCTGAAGCAGTGTTAGCCGCAGTCACAGTGAATTGTTGCAATGAACCAGTTGACTCACGAGTTTGTGGGTTGACAGCGTAAACGCCAGCAACAGTAAACACGTCACCTACAGTAACTGTAGCTGAACCTGTACCGCCATCGATGCTGATAGTAGCTTGGCCTTCTGTAGTAACAGTGCCGTTAACTAAGATAGTATCGCTAGTAGAACGTGTACCAGTGGTGTGTTGTTTGATAGATTGAGACATGTTAACTTCTTCGAAGCCAAGAACGCCCATACCCATCATACCGTTACGGAATTGACGTGAAACAGTGTCAGTTGGGTTGAACAAACCTTTCATACCTTCAACTAGGCCCGCGTTGGCAGCTGGGTTAACAGTTGCGTAACGTGGAGACATAACAGCCGCGCCTTCGTTTAGTTTTTGTTGAGCTTGCAACAATACTAATGAAGTTGAAGGTGTAGTGCCTGGAGTACCTACTGAGTTGTAGATTGATTTGTAAGCATTAGCAACGTCAGCATCAACGCTAGAAGCCAATTGTGAGATACGTGGTTTCAATACACGTTCTGCGAAATCGTCTAATTGCATTGTTAACTCAGCTGATGTGAAGTTAACGCCAATGTGTTTTTGTGAAGCAACAGACAATGTTGTGTATTGTTCGTTGTCATCTTGCACTTGTAAAGCCGCGCCGTCAGTTACTAAAGCACGATCCGGTAAACGGATACGCAATGTAGAACCAATTTTAGCGCCTTCAACGGCAAAAGAATCGTCGTATTGACGATTTACGTTACGTGTGATCACAAGGTTATTCTCTAGGATTTCTAGGGCTTTACGAGTGATCATATCAATGGTTAAGATTGAGTTTGACATGATGTTTCCTTATATAAAAGTTAGCGGTTTCTTTTCGCTTCCCATGCCTTAGCTTGTCTAGCTCTTTCAGCAGCAATCCAATCAGACGTAGACATTGACTTCATTGACCTAGGGTCAGTCGTGTCGTACGCTGGTGAACCGTTACCTTTAGCCGTGACAGGCGAAATAGGCGCAGGTGCGCTAGTTGTTTTTTTAATCACCGGCTCGTTAGCAATTTTAGCTTCAAGTCGGCCAATTTCTTTAGCTTGTAAGATTGGCGCTAATCGAGAGATCCGTTCAGCTTCCTTAATATTAGTCCCTAGGTAATAAGCCAGTTCGGGGCCAACATCAGATGCCTGAATAGATTGAGCCATCACATTAGTAATAGGAACACTGGGGTTGTATGCAACTTGCTCGAAGTCATCATACTTAGCACGGGCTTCTTCTTCTCTATCGTGATACGTCTCTAAGATTTCGTGTTGTTGCCTTTGTTGCTCTCTTTGCTCAAGCAGTTGTTCAGCTTTTTGCACGGCCAATGCTTCGGCGTATGCTTCTACTGACTCAAATTGCTCAGGCGCAGGGAGGTCTCTAGGCGTCGCAGGGGTTGAAGCCTGTGCAGCACGTTCTCTTTCCCATTTACGCTGTTCTCTTGCCAAGCGTTTGCCAATCGCAGCATCAAGTTCCTCTTGCGAGAATGTCTTGCTTGCTTCTGCTGGCTTTTCTTCCGACACTTCTACTTCATTTGCTACAGTTTCAGGAGCTGTCGTAACTTCTTCTACTGGCGCGGGTACTTCCGCTAATACTTCTACTTCTTGGTTTTCACTCATTTTGTTTCCTTAGAAACCCTGGTGAAATGCACCAGTACATTTTTAATATATTCTATTCGTAGACAACTGTAAAGGTGGCGGTGTTGGCTAATACTACATATAAGCCGTTGCTGAACCAAATACCAGCTGGAAAGCTAAGATACTGAGTACCAGCAGCCACTGTAATGGTGTTAGCAATTTTACCGTCGCTAGTGCTTGATGTAGCGCTATCGTATACAGTAATAGTACCGCTTGATGTTGTTGACACAAAAATGCCGTATAGTTTGCCTGCACCAACTTTAGTTTGGTCTGTTGCAGCTAAATATTTATAGTTTGCCATGATTAATCCTGATAATTTTTAATTAAAACAATATTAAAAAATGCACTTGCTGAGTTATTTGCCGCAGAACCTATTGCAGAGGCGCCTACACAGTTTTTTTCTGAAATTATATACGGGAATGAAAAATCATACTGCACTGCCCCGTTGTTAAGCGTAGATACCGCACCTACACGAACAATTCCATCTTGGCCGTGTTGTTTTAAAAACGCCGTTACAGAAGTTGACCCGGAGGCTTGCCCTGTAGTAATAACACCTGTAGTTAAGTAGCCTGTGTAACCCGCTGGAACGCAATAATGTGCGGTAGTGCGGTTATTATACCCTGTTGCGATAATGTCATATAATACAGCAGGGACGCCCGCAGTTACTACACCTGTGCCTGCATTAATATTACCCGCGTTTGCGCCGCCTGATCCAGTTGAAGCTACATAAAATCCATTTACATAAAGATAACTGTTCGTTGTGTTAACTGCTGTTTGCCCATTTAAAGTTATGCTTTCGCTAACTTGATTATAGCTTCCATCAAGCCCTACTATAGTGACAGTTCTTGCGCCAGTACCTGCTGAAGTATCGTCCGTACTAGACGAGCTTATTTTAAGCATGGAAGCCACGGTTGGGTGAGGCACTGTGCCGCCATCAGGCCAAATTGATTCTTCAGCCGTATCTACGTCAGGATTGTACCCAAATACGGATATTGCGGAATGTCCTGGAATTTGCCCTCTAGCTACTTGGAGTGCAAAAGCTTCATTTTTGCCAAATTGAGTTTGTGAGGTATAGACGTTCATGCTAAGAACCTTAATTTATACAAGGTTGATAGGTAAAGGGCTATTATTTCGTCAATCAGATTCTGTATAGCAGAATCTGTTTCGTCGCAAATTTTATAGCGATCCGCTTCAATTTCTTCTAGTTGATTTTGTAGAAAATCAATCACGTTTGTAGTTTTCTTAGCTGACTGAAGCGAAATAGGCCCCATCAAACCGTGGCGGCCTTGGTAGGCTTCAGCAAAACCGTCTGCTAAGTCAATTATGCTTTCATAAAACTTCTGCAAAGCCTTATGTTTAGAGTAGCTTCTAGTATTTAGGTGGACGGAGTGCGTCACGTCTCTAGCTAAGAATAGTATTCCTACAAAGTCACAGGCTTTCATTATATTTGTCCTTCGGGTGGCATCATTGGTTGTTCAGGTTGCATTTGTTCTTCAGGCATCATGCCTTCAGGCTGTTCTAGCCCTTCGTTTGGCATTTCTCTACCAGGCATCTCGCCAATTAAGTCACCGCTGTCCATCATGCCGTGAACTGTACCCATAACGATGTCTTGGATTTGTTCAGGTGACATGCTTGCCTGCACTGCGCTGATACGTTTAGTTTCAGCGTCGTATGCTTTAATGTTAGCCTCTTGTTCTTTGATTGCCAAGTCTTGCGCTTCCATAGACTTGCTGACGTTTTGCAACATGCCGTGCAATTGGTCTAACTCTTGGCCCATCGCTTCAAGTTGTTGTTGTGCGGCTTGCAATGCTGGGTCTTCGTCGGCATCGCTTAGTAGTTTAGGATCGATAGTTTTAGCAAAGCGTTTAGCCATCTCTTGTGCGCCAGGCCAATCCATGTTTTTAACGAATAAATCGCCAGCCACTTGCCACAATTGTGGGTTGCCTTGCAATAGTTGGCTCATAGCGTCTAGTGACTCTTGACGTTTAGTCATGTAGCTTGGGCCAGTCGATACGCATACATCGTACTTACCAACGCTAGGATTGTAGATTTTCTCAATCACAATGCCTGTTTCATCAACAATTTTCTTTACTGGCTCGGCTTGTGATGGGTTAATTTTAGCCCGTTTCACTTCGCCATCTACACCGATAATACGAGCAATACGCTCTGTATCGTAAATTTTAGGTATCATGTCCACTAATTGACGTCCACAGTGACGTATAGCACGCGCTAAGTTGTCAACGTAGTGGTATGTGCCTGTGTCGCCTTGTTTTTCACGCGCTAAGATGGCACGACCTGAGCGTTCGTTACTTGTCGCACCTAAACTGGAGTCATATTGACCAGTTGAAGACTTAATATCGTCAGATGCCCCGGCTTTTGCCTGTAATAGACCGCTAGACGCCATAGGCGGTTGAGCGCGTTGAGGTAATGGCAATACCGCACCAGCACCGTCTGTTACATCAGGATTAACCTCTAAATACGGCCAATTTGTCGTATTTGCAGTCTTCCATTGTGTCTCGTAACCCTCAAATTGACCGCCGTAACCTATGAATGGCGCTTTTGGTGCCAGTGCCAACATCTCGGCTTCTTGTGAAACCCAATAGTTGTACATACGTTGTGCGTCTTTTGCGTTACGGATCAAGCCTGACACGTATAAACGGCCATCAACTTCGTATTCGTTACCTACAACACGGATAACAGGTATAAATTTACCCGCCCAATCTTGTTCTTCTAGCACTTCAAAGCCGTTAGTTTTAAGCCATTTGACTTTTTTAACGTCTGCCATGCGTGATTTAAGCGGTTTTAAGCCTAAAGCCTTCAATTCTTTGTCTTCACGGCTGCCTTCTACGGCGCTCATGTTGCCCTGGTATAGGTTTAGCTTGGTTGGCGTATGCTCGTAGTAAAAATACTCGGCAACACGCACTGTGTTCTCAGTCAACCACTGACTTAGTGAGGAGTCGCCCACACCTTGCTGCATCATGGACGAAATTGGCGCGGCATCAGGGAACTGACGCTCGTATTCTGCCTTCGTCATGTCTTCTGTGACAAAACACCACTCGGCATCGCTGCCGCATGGGTCTTGTATTGTAGGATCCATATAAACGCTAAAGGAATTGCGGATGCGGCCAATGTATAG